CTTGGTGAGGAATCGAATGTTGAAAATTTCAACAAGCATTTCTACGAAGAACAAGCAAAAAACAATGAGCCAGAACTTTCACCCGAAGAGATCTTAGCTCAAAAAGATTTCATCGCCTACTGCGAGGAAGCTTTGGCAGCCGAGGACATTAAAATCGGCACGCGCAAGCACAAGCAAGTAGTGATTGATGCCGTCAAGACCTACGGCAAACTAAAGACGTATGGCGACTTGACCCCCAAGAACATTCTTGCCTTTGACCGATGGCTGCACAATGGCGAGCGGAGTGACGTCACCATCTATGGCTACCACAAACGCCTGAAGAAATGGGTGGGCGAACTAGCACGACTGGACGAGATACCGCGCAATCCTTACAAAATTGTGAGTGTCACCCGTGGCAAGAGCAAAGAGCGCCAACCTCTACTTGAAACCGAATTGAAGAAAATGCGCGACTATCCCTTTGATGGAAAGTTGGAACGGGTGCGCGACCTCTTTATCTTCTCCGCTTACACAGGTCTTGCTTTCTGCGATGTGCAGAACTTTGACTATCAATCTATGACAGTGAAGGAGGGTGATTTGGTTTTCATTGATGGGAACCGCATCAAGACCGACACGAAGTTCTTCACCCCTATCCTTGCGCCAGCTATGGAAGTGTTGAAAAAATACGACTTCAAATTGCCCAAGATTTCCAACCAAAAGGCAAATGATTACCTTCACTTGATACAAGCCCAGCTTGGCATCAAGAAAAATCTGACCTTCCACGTTGCCCGCCACAGCTTTGCCACACTCGCCTTGGCGCACGATGTCCCCATCGAAAATGTAGCCCGAATGCTCGGACATGAGGACATTCGGACCACACAGATTTACGCAAAGGTTTTGCGTACCACCATCGAGCGCCATGCCACAGCACTCCAGGGCGCCATCATCTAAATTTCATTCATCTTCATCTAAAACACGATAGAACGTGCCTTTCAATAGCTGCGACATTCCACTCTCCTTGAATGTCGCAGTTATTTTTTCGCAAACATACTTGCCTCCCCTTATATAATATAAGGCGCGTGGGTTGGGCAAGGTATCAGACAAAAACGAGAACTGATACTTCTTCTTGCCATCTATTTTGTACAACACTTCGCGTTTCTCCTCCCACATTCCCTCATTCAAGCGAAGTGAATAAGGCGTGACGAATGCCTGGAAATCGTCTGAGACTTCCACAAAGTCCACCACAGGGTGCGGCATATACGGCTTGAAGTACTGCACCCCGTTCCAAAAGCCCATATATATTTGGTCAAAGTAAGCGTCCGTGTTCTTGTTCTCTCCCTTGGCAATGGTACGGCTTGCAGCCCCTTGCGCCAAATCTCCGGCATCGTAGTCAATGGTATTGGCTGACGTTGAACTGCCAAACACACGGTCTGTACGACCACCGCTTGAAGAACCGTTCCCATCTTCTGTCAATGTCCAATTCTCACTGCTTCCCATCTCACCACAATTCAAGAAAAGCATATTGCCGTGGCTGTCTCCCGTCCCCTCAATCCAAGCAGGCACGATTTTCAGTTCCAAGTCCTCTGCATTCTTGTCCGCAAAGCGTTCCCCATAGGCATTGACGGGGAGCAAACGATTGTAATAGCGATACCACTTCGTTTTCGTCTTGTCTGAAAAACCCGAAACACCCTCTGTCACAAACTCCGACTTGTAGCAGTACATGACAAAGTACGTGCGGTTTTCCTTGACATAAAACAATTTGTGTCCGTCAGAGCCATATTTGTAGCCACGCACATATTGCGTGCTACTGCTGTGCGGTCTTGTTTGCCTTGTGTACACCCCACTTATTTTAAGCGACTTTGCCGCTTCCAACAAATCTGCCATTTTATCATAAACCTTGGCATCCTTGCCATATTTACGAATGTACCAATCACACGAATGATACGCCCAAAGCAAACTGCCATTGTCCTCATACTTCACATTCACGCCCCCCAAGTATTCCGACTTGTCCTCCTGTGTGATTTGGGTGGTATAACTGTCCACCACCTTGTCCAACAGCACCTCGTCTGCTTCCGTAGCAATGGCATCAGAGAATTTGAACGAAATCGTTTTCTGTTTGTGGTTGATGGTGAAATTTCCAAACAGAAACTTCTCCAACTCTTCAAAGAACTCTGTCAGCGTCCAATGTGGCAAAGCAAGTGCAAAGTTATAAGCGCCCCATGCCGCAGGCAAGGTGTTGCATATAAGGAGCTTGGCAAAGGCAGAGTTTTCCAACGCCATAAAATCCCACGTATAACCCACCTGTTTGCATATTCTGCTAAGGATATACAACAAGTAAGGCTGAAACGACAAAGCCTGTGCTCCCGTTTGCGCATTGGTTTCATGCGGCCAAATAAATTCATTCTTGTCTGCACTCCACACCATTTCATTCTGAATGTTCCCCGAAGTGTTATTCACCCAGGGCAACGGAATCCAGAAATTATCAGGGTATGGGCGCATATCGTCCATGCAATGCCCTGCAACCGCCACTCGGCTTGTGGGATAGCCCAAATCCAGTTCATTCAAATAAATATCGTCGAATGTCTCATCAAAGTTTTGCTCACTGCGTCCCTCCAAGAATTGCGTCTTGACTTCCACATCAGAAATTTCCGTAATGGTGATAGTGCCACTCCGATAGAAGTCACGATCGCGAATTTCGCAATCGAACACCACTTTGTTTTTAGCCACATCTGCGCGGTGGATATGCCCAAATATCGCTATGTTTTGGGCACACCCTCGCAAAGGAAAAGTGATGGTTAGCGTATAGCTGTCACTTCCCGTAAACAATCTGTTTTCAGCAATGAAGTCAAACGAAGTGCCTTCCTTCAATACGGCTTGTTGGTTGTTGATAATGATTTCCATAAGGCTTCTTATTTGCGTCTTGATTTAGGAGATTTGTTGCGCATGAGCGTATCATACTCATCTTGCGCTTGCTTGATACCCGTGTCCCCTGTCACTGTGTTCACGGTAACAAAAGGCTCATTCAGCCTTTGGCTTAGTCGGTTCATTGTTTCTTCGTACCTACTAAGTACAGCTGCACTCTGTGCCAAAGCTGCCGAAGCGACATTGTCCGTGGGGGCTTGAATAATTACAGGTTGCGGTGAAGGCGAAGCCACCGCACCTGTTCCTATAATTGTTCGTGAAACATCATCGGCTCGCAAGGATCCGATGGTGTTCGTTCTTTGTGCATAGTCCAGCGCATTGATGAGCGGACGAGCCACAGGTGATGCGAGCAACTTTTGCGATGCCACCCATTCCCCAGCATGGACTACGCCCACTTCTTCGTTTACTCTGCCTTGCGGAGTGAAACCACCTTGTGCATATCCTTGTGCCTCACTTGCCTGTTGTTGCTTTTTGATCGCGGCAATCTGTATCATGCCCGCAGCAATAGCCATAGCCGCTGCAATAGGTGCCATGATATAACCGACCACAGGAATAGCCGCTGCCGAACCATAAGCAGAAATCGCGTTTTGGGCCGTCTGCGCCACCGCTTGAATAACCTGCATGGCAAACAACTTTTTGTTCGCCTCGTTCTTCGCTTTGGCAAGGGCGGCTTGTTTCTCCTTTTCAAGTTTCGCCACCTTGTAGTTGTTACCTTCTGCCGCAGAAATCTCCGCAGAATAGCGGGCATTGATGGCGGCTGTTTCCTTCTCTAGTTCCGCCTGGACGAGAGAAGAAACGCCACTGAATATCTCCCCCATGCCACTCATGACAGTGGAGAACGATTGCGTAACGGCTTGCCCGGCATCGCTCTCCAACCAATTAGCCAATTTTTCATTGGCTTTCTCCATGCCATTCTTTGTGACGCCAATACTATCAATGGCATATTTCTTACGCAAAGCCAGCTTTGCTTTTTCAAATGCTTCCTCAATGCGCAGTTTCTCTGCCGCATTGTCGCCAGCTGCTTTTACTTCAGCATGATATACCTGTTCCAAAGCAGCCATATCACTATCGTACTTAGTCAAACGTTCATCAGCATTTGCCCCAAAGTACTCCTCTTTGAGCTGCTGTTTCACTTGTTGCTGGCGTTGGATAATCTTTTGCTGATTGGCAAATACTTTGTTCTGATATTCCTTTTCAGCTGCCAAGCGTTCCTTGGTGCCTTCCTTGTAAAGCTGCACCACTTTGCGAAGATGTTCCAACTCAGCCAACTCCACGGCATCTTCGTAGGTCTTGGTGTCAGAAAGTCCATCAATATAGCGTTGCTTCAACTCCGCGAGTTGCGCATTATACGCTTTATCTTCTCGTTCGCGAGAAGCAGAAGTCGCGTTATCTTCCTGTTTCTTTATAGCCTCCTGGTATTGCGCTTGCGCTTCCAAGAGGTCCTTAGCAGAAACGTCAGAACGCTCCATCTTCTTTTTCCAATATTGCACGTTGATCTCGTCCATGCGTGCGGTGTATTGCTCATAATCCTTCTCACCCTTTGCATAGGCAATGCGGTTGAGCGCTTCTTCTTTCGCTTTCCAATCATCGGGAGAGTTTTTGCGGTCAGTCTGCTTTTTCTTTGCTTCCGCCAAACTTGCTTCCGCTTCGGCTTTCTCCTCTGCGGTGATCTTCTTGTTAGCAAGCACTTTTTGATAAAATTCTTGCTCAATCTCCTCCATACGAGAGACATAAGCTTCATAATCCTTTTCACCCTCCATGTAGGCTTTCTTGTTGAGCGCATTCTGTTCCTTCTGCCAATCTTGTTCCGCCTTGAACTTGTCAGACTTTTTATTCTTCTTATCATCGTCCACTACAGGCACACCGCCACCATCTCCACCAGTGTTCGTGACGACAGGTTTATTATTGGTTTCCTCGGCAGCTTGTTTGCCGAGGTCATCGCCATAAGTGTCTGTAATAGCTTTCTGACGTGCATTCAGTTTTTGCAGTTCCTTGCGTTTGCTGTTCGCTTTACTTCGTTTGATGGCAGCTTGTGAACCATTGGCAATACCGCTGTAACTCGCCATTGTTCCGCCAGCAGTACCATAGCTATACATCGTGTTTCCCTTGGCAGATTCAACCTTCTTCTGCTTTTCATCATACTCCGCAGCTTCCTCGTCCAACTGCTTAATCTCCATTGTAAGTTGCGCCTTTTGTTTGCCAATCTCTTTGAGTAAATCCTTGGCACCTTCCAACTCATATTTCTTGGCAAGAGAGTTCAGATAGTCGTCCAAAGCATCCTTGTTCTCCTTGTATTTACCCGTGGTCGCGTCCAACTGCGCATTGTAGTTCGGGATAATTTTATTCAGTGCTTGTACTGCTTTTTGTCTATCATCCAAAGAAAGTTTCTCATTACGTGCCACCTTGACCAGTGCATCAATCTTGTTCTTCTCCTCCACAATAGCTTCTTGACCTTTCAGGCGAACAGCAGCCAAAGCCTTTTCGCCCTCGGCAGCTTCATTCACTTTTTTAGTCATCTTGTAAATGCCATAGCCAAGCGCCACAGCAGCTGCGAGCAAGACACCCCAACCCGAAGCGAGAGACAACCCCTTTCGTTTCAAGTCCACCATGAGTGAGGACTGCTTAGCCCAATTGCCTTGTAACTTGGCAAGTACAAGGTTCAAAGCAATATGCCCAGCTTGCAGCGTATTCACTACCGCATGATACGCCAAAGCCGTACCCTTGCACACGGCATGCCATGCCGCTTGTGCTTTAAGAGCTATTGCATTGGCTTTCACTGCGATGGTGTAAGCTGCCACCATAGCCGTCAACACGATAATAGCTTCTTTGTTTCTAACAAGGAAGTCTATTGTCGTGCTCATCGCCTTTAGAGTAAGGGTTGTGGTACTAATCACGTGCTTCATGACGGGCATCAGTTTTTCGCCCAATTCGATAGCCAACTCCGTGACACGTTTTCTTGCCTTATCCAGTTCCGCCTCGACAGTCGAGTTCTGCACATTAAACTCATTCGTCACCGAAGTGGCATCTTCAAACGACTGTGTCGCTTGTTCCTGTTGCCACTTCACCATTTCCACATTGCCGGCTAAGGTTGCCAAAACCTGTGAAGCACGGGCACCATTCTCACCCATGTTTTTGAAAACAGGAGCGAGAACGTCCATGTTGCCCAACTCCTTCAACTTTTGAAGGAGCATAAGTAACCCTTCATTTGTAGAACGTTTGAGCGCTTTGTTCAACTCGTCCAAATCCATGCCCGTTGCCTTGGCAATCTTGCTTGGCTCCTTGAACAAGTTCATGATGAGTTGCGAGAGTGCCGTTGCCGACATCTCGCACGCTTGACCTTGGCTATCCAACACCGCTGCAAAAGCCATAATTTGCGGAATAGTCATACCCGCTTGTGCGCCCACACCCGCCATGCGCTTGCCAAACTCAGCGAGGTAGCCAGCACTTGCCGTACAATTTTGTGAGAGGTCGTTGATAACCGAGCCAACAGCAAGTAAGGATTTTTCAGTTCCCAAGCGTGCTTCATCACCGAATATATTTGTCAATTTCGACAAAGTAAGGGTTGCCCCGTCCCCGAGTTCATCAAGCGCCACATTGATTTGGTCAGCAGCTTTGACAAAGCCCAAGACATCTTCTTTTGAAGACTTTCCGAGTCGCCCCGCTTCCTCTGCGAGTTTGTTCAAATCTTCACGGCTTGTACGCGTGTCCATCTTCTTAAAGTCCTCATTCAGTTCCTTTACCTCGTCATCAGCTAAACCCGTAAACTTGCGCACATTCGCCATTTCCGCGTCCATTTCTGCAAAAGCGTTCACCGCCTTGCGTCCTGCCATGACAAGTCCCGTGCCAACAGCTGCCACCCCTGCAATGATGTTGCCCCACTTGTCCACAAAGCCATTGATGCGGTCCACAAGTCCCACATTTTCCTTTTCGGTTTCCCTTAGCTCCTCATTGACATTCGCGATTTCAGCCTTTACACGTTTGATACTCTCACACTGCTTGTTCCACTCGTCCGTACCGCGTTCGATGCCGTTTAGTGAGCGTTTCAACTCCTTCAACGTCCTGTTCAACTCTTTCGGTGAAGCTTTGTCTAATCTTTTCAATACATTCTCCACTCCCTGGGTTGCACTCTCTATCTGCCCAATCTGGCGGCGGGTCTGCTTTAGTTCACGCTGGAACTTCTTCAGCTGGACTTTATCGCCCGCAGCTGCTGCCTTTGTTATTTTATCTTCGAGGTCGCTCGCTTGCCGTTTCAACTGTTCAAGCATATTTTGCGCCTGTTTGCCGTTCACTGTAAGCGTGACCATAGCATTTGCGTTGATGTCTGACATTGTCTTTCCTTTTTGGGTGTTATTATAAGCACAAATTTAGCCATGCGCCAAAGAAGCAAAAAAGACGATGTATCAAGGCTTTTCCACTCCCGAAGTGGGCGTTATTTTTGAAGAAATCCGCGTTTTGTTAAGTAGTAGCAAAACAAAAGCCTTGATACAGAAGTCTTTAGGGGATTGTTAAGGGGTTTCCCCTTAACCCCTCCGTCGGAAGACCCCCCGACCGCCCTACATCGTCAAACCGCGACCACCCCCACACTAAAGCGGAATATGTAAACATATCTTAAATAACACCCTCTTTTGAGTTCCTTCACCCCGACAAAAGTCCCCAAAATGCACGAATGCCGAAAAGAGAGAAAGCGAAGAACATACAGAAAGAGCAACCAACGCACACACCACACCCACACAACGAAAAAGCACCCCGAAGTTTCGCAATGTGCAAAAATCCGAGGTTTCTAACTATCTAAAACGACCCTCCAAGTTTCCACCTATCCAACAAAGCACCCCGAAGTTTCGCAATGCGCTAAAATCCAAGGTTTCTGACTATCCAAAACGACCCTCCAAGTTTCTTTCTACTCATGAGGTTCGGGAGTTTCTGACTATCCAACGCCCCCAATGCACCCGACCAAACACCCACACCACACCCCCGAAGCCTTTTGGGGTCTCTGATAGCCTCCAAAATCCCAACCTTTCAAGGGGAAATTTCACACTTTGAGGGTCTCGACCTCCCACCGCCCACGCCACCGCGAACGGGCGGTAATCCGTCTGTGTGCGTGCCGAAAAATGCCTAACACTTTAGCAGATGCTAATCTGCCATAGTGTTAGGCACTTGAAGGCACGTACTCAGACGACCGCTGACGGGCATAAAGAGTGTGTTGTCGTGTTTTAGCGGACTTGTCCGCCATAGCACGACAACACGCTTTGTTGCCTAAAAAAGGCACGCTGTGCGGTAAAACGGACTGGCGAGGCACGTAGCCTGTCCGCCAACAATAGAGCCTGCATCTTCTTTCGAGGTACGAGAAAGGTGATGTGGGCTTGACGGACTGACTTTGAAGCATGAAAAGTAGGTCCGCTAAACCATGGGCTAATCTCCTTTGAAGTATGAAAAGGTGTTTAGCCCATTAAAGAAAATCAAGCATCGGAGTCCCGACGATGGCACCACCAAAAGGCAGCCAAGGCTGCAAGGAATACCAAGGTCAAGACTAACTTGACAGGAAAAGTCCATGGTCTCGCCATGGACTCCCTCTGCTGAACCTTGTTGGCGGAAGATTGCCGAGTCGCAGCGAGGCTGTCTTCCTCCCTTGTCTCTGTCTTGGTGCTCTCCTTTCGACTTGACGAAAGGTGTGCGCCATAGATACGAATGGATTGCGGCTTTTGCCGGGAAGTCTTTTGCGCCTTGGCGTTAGAAGCATCTTGCAGCGCATGGGGAGCTTCGATAGTTGGAGTCTCTGCTCCAACCCCGAAGCTCACGATGCAGCTGTCGAACAAAAGTTCGGTGTGCCGCCACACCGAATCAATGCGTGACGTTTGCCACTGATGCCGCTGCACCTGTACAGCGGAGTCCGTGGCAAACGTGTTCGTACTTGTGACTTTGTGCGTACTGCGGCACGAAGTGAATAGGCACAGCCACATGATTATGGGAAAGAGACTGGCTTTCATAGGTCTTTCTGTACATTGAATGATGGGCAAGCTTTGCTTGAAAACTCGTTATGCCCATGCACGGTTGCATGGGGATAAACGAACTGAAGCTGCTGCACGAGTTGGCGAAGTGCCTGCTTCTGTTGTGGCGTGCGTGTGTCCTTGGGCGTTTTTCCGTCCTTGGCCACACCACCAATGTAACAGATGCCAATACTGTTGGCATTATGCCCTAGGCAATGGGCGCCAGCTATGTTCTCAGCACGTCCCTTGTGGACGCTGCCGTCCCGATAGATGACATAGTGATAACCGATGTCAGCAAACTTGCGTGCCAAGTGCCAACGACGAATGTCCTCCACCGTGAAGTCCTTGCCTTCGGGAGTAGCAGAGCAATGAATGATGATTTCAGTGATGCGTCGCATAGTTTAGGAGTTTAATAAGTTTAATGAGTTTACGGCTGCGCTTGGGTGTTTTTTTGAGGTTGCGAGTTGAGTTTCTGCTCCTCGTCCTTGATAGCCTTGTCAAGCGTTTGCATGATCTTGCCCTCAAACTGTGTAACCTTGCGTCCATAATAGATGCTTACTCCGAAGATTGAGCCAGCATAGATGAGACATTGTGAGAAAATCCACAGGACAGAGTCCGAGATTTCGCCTTTGGGCGGTGTGATGAACCCTGCGACTGCAAGGGCATAGCCGCCTACGAGCATGGCGAGGGCGGACCAAAATTGAATAGAGACTTTATGCTTTGGCATAGTTTATAAGTTTAATGATTGACGCCCAAATAGGCATTCAACTTGCTTTCAATCGTTTTCATCTTGTTTTCCAAGTCGTCCACGCGCTCGCCAAGCGTCATGATCATGTTGTAGAGGTTTACCAAGTCTGTTGAAGTGGCATCCAGTGTCTTTTTATCCCCCTTGCTCATGAGACCGTCCGTTGTGGAACTGGCTAACGGAATAGCGTCCGTGTAAAGCGCATTGAACTTCATGCCAAACTGCGAGAGCACGTACTTGTTCGTGTTCACGTCCCATGCCATGCGGTCAGGGAACAGACAGCCCCAGTCCTCGGCATAGCTTATCGTCTTGCGGTCGCTGCCCGTAAAGTAGATGGCACGCTGGAACACCTTGGCATGGTTGAATATGATTTGTCGGCAGTAGTCGTTCTCGATGTTCTGAATGAGCGTGATGCTCATGTGCTTCTGATACGTGAGGTGCGCCACCACGATTTCGGCATTGCCCGAAATTGAAGGGTCGCGCAAGGCATTGAGCGCAGCTGTCTCTTCCAAGAAATTGCCCAACTCCTTGACGCGCGTGTTCAAAGCCTTCTGCACATCGGTCACGGCACGTGTGGTGGTCAATCCCGGCACGCTTGCCGTAGCCATAGGCAGTGTGACGCTGAACAGCTGCGTGCCTGCGGCATTGCTTGCCGCCAGCACGCGCGAACTGCCTGTATAAGCAAGGGAAGTGGCTATGGTGTCTGTGACAGCGGACACCGCCTTGTCGATGTTGCAGACGTGGTCATAATACTTGTTGAGCTGCTGCACCTGTGCTGCGGTCATCACGCCCGCACTCGAAGAGGTGGCGGCAGGGAGGGCAAAAGCATTGTTGATGCTTTTCAGTTCCCCCGTGACCATGTTCAGGAGCGTGGCAGAAAATGCCACACTCACCTTGTTCACGTCCCCCAGCTTGAAGTGCTGAATGACTTGCTTGGCTTCGCCCAATTTGGTTTTCCAAGATTTTAGGGAAGAAATGTTTGTGTTGCAGTTGGAGATGGCAAGCTTTGCCCTTGCCATGTCCTCGGTGCAACTTTTAAGGCTCTGCACCTGTGCAGCGGACATCACCCCGGCTTGTGCGGTGGTGGCGGCTTTGAGGATTATGTTGTCTGCCTGTCGTTGCAGCACGCCACTTGCGGTATTGCCCTGAATAACGGACAGACAGACCTTGTCTGTGCCGACAGTCCCAAGACTGATGCTCTGCAACAGCGTGGAGAGTTTCAAAAGATTGGCTTTCCAAGCCGTGAGGGACTGCAAGTCCGTGTTTGTTGCGGCAGCAGAGAACAAGTCTGCCAGGGCTTGCAATATTACGCCCAAATTCTCGGGGGTGATGGCGGCTTCGGTGCTTAATGCCCGAAAAGCCGTGATTTGCTTGGTTATGTTTGTCGTGTTCATAAGTTGAGTTTTAAGTTTGGAGGTTATGAGGTTATAAAGTTACCTTGGTTGGATCGAGCTTGTCTGAGGCTGACTTTCTAACCCTATAACCTTAAAACTCCGAACTATTTAGTGATTGTATCTGAGGTACTTATCGTCCAAAGATTGGGCTACCACGCCCACAAATTCTTTGGCCATGTTGTCGGCAAGGAAGTCCCTTAGGTTCATGACCGAAGCGTAATACTTGCGCGAGAACCAAGGTTTCTTCTTGCGCTTGCGCTCCCTGCCGATGTCACCATTGTTACCTCGTGGAATTTCCTTACCCGTACCAAAGTTCTGCCAAAGTCCGTACTCTAAAAAAGACTGACTTAAACCGAGTTCCATAAACCGTCCGTCGGCACGGAGCGGTAACGACTTGGGCGAAGCGAGCAAGGCACCTGTGTCAATCACATCGAGCAAGGTCATTTGCTCCTTCCATATTTTGAGCATGGTTTCGTTGAAAGCCGTGACGAATTTTTCGCGTTCGGAAAAGGCACGTTGCTCGGCATCATTCGTTGTTCCACTCATCGGCATTGTATCTTAAATCCGTAAACGTGTCCACAGCAATTTGGAAGTAGGCACAGGCGCAGCCCGAAAAGAAATACTCGTTCATTTCGTTGAACGTGATGCGTTCATCGAGGTAAATGCACGATTGTTCTAATCGTGTCCGTTCAAGAATGAGTTGGCTCATGAATTGACGGAACAACTCTCTGAGTGTTTCCATGCAGCTGAGCCTTGCCTCCATGTCATCTATGGCATGGCGCATGGCAAGAAAGATGGTTTTTACGCGCCTTGTGCGTGGCGTGTTGGCGAGTGCGATATAGCCTTGGCTCATGTCGCTCACACAGACAAAAGCCGTGGTGCTTTGCATGGCTTGCAGTGCCTCTTCAAAGCCTTCCAAACCCGACACGCGGGCAAAGGCAAAGCCTTGTGCGGTGGCAAACTTGTTGCGAGCCGTGAGATCGCCGAAGAAGTTTGTGGCATTCCAAGAGCTAAGTTTTAAGTTCATAGGTTATGAGGTTATAAATAGGTTTTAAGTTCTTAGGTTATGAGGTTATAAAGTTACTTTAGTTGGTTGCGCATCTCCTCTGCCTCTCGAGCCTTTGCATCCAATTCAGTGAGTGCACGCCAGCAGTCCATTTGCAGAATGGCTGCCTCCTTGGTGATGTCGCCTCCTGTGAGCGCACGGATTTGTGCGTTCATCGCCTGTCGGAGTTCCTCTCCGACCCCCAAATCAGCACTCCCCAAGAGATTGCTTTTCTCTTGGGGTATGTTGGTGAAGAAATGTGGGAACATACGGGTGAAGTTCGCTTTGACGGAAGCGAACCAATAAAATACAGAAAGCAGTTCTGCTTCCTCCAAACAAGCTTTGTCCGAAAGTTTCGGATAAAGCAAATGCGCCATCTCCGCAAGGCATTCCATGCTTTGCGTGTGCAGAAAACCCTGGTAATAGTTCTCGCAAGCGAGATAATCCTCAAAAGGTACGGCTTGCAAATCGGCAGAGACTGCCGATGCACCGCCAATGACAGAAATGCGCACAGGCTTGGGAGCAAAGCTCTCCAAAAAAGCCAATTGTCGCGCAGCAAAGGTGATTTGCCAATCGGCAAGCACCACTTGGCGTTTACTTTTCCTGTCCTTGACCAAACAGGAGTGTTTGTCTGCACGACAGAGCACAACCATTTCAGCCCATTTGCAAACGCAAAGGGCTAACACCTCGTTCATCGGCAAATCGCGTGCGACTTGTCGGAAGAAAAACAGCAATTGCTGGTCGGACAGTTCCGACCATGACTGAGGTAGAGATATAGAAAATGCTTCCATACTGCGAAAGTATGGAAGCATTGTACTTATAGAAAAGACACGCTACATTATATGTTGAAGTCTTTGTTTTCAAAAGAACCTTTTTGGGCTTCTCCTTTAGGACTAACAAAAATGGTGTTGGCTTTTTCTTTCTTTTTTTCGTTTTCTTTTCGTTGCTGCTCATAAGCTGCACGTTTTTTTGCGAGATCAATCATCTGTTGAGTTTGTTTATCTCTAAAAGACTGTCCCCAATTTAGACGCCAACGAATTAGCATGATAACAAGAATTACAATGATTACCACAAAAATTCCAAAGCTTAAATCTTCCATATAGCTGATTTTTAAGGGGTTGCATTAGTATAAGTGCAAATGTAGGAATATTATATTGATATCACAAAAAAAGCAGTATAAAATCAAAACCAATACCCACCTTTTCTTTTATCATTCTTGTACCCATGATTTTCAAAGAGAGCAGCGGTTTCCGACTGCTTCCACTCCTCAAAAATGCCATCGGGAGCATTGCGGAGGGTGTTCACGACCTCAATGCAAGATGGTATGGGGACTTCTCCTTCTTCCCGTAGCATATACAGTTCTATTGCGAAGATGTGCCTCCAAGCACGCTTGTAGTGCGGTGCAGATGGGGTCTCGCCCCATTTGCCCAACAACTCTGCTTGGCGCAGAGTCGCCAAGAGCTCACAGGAAAAGAAATCATGCGCCAATCGTTCCTCGATGGCGATGAGTTTAGAATGCAGTTCCTGGTAACGCTGCCAAGAGTGGTCGGTGCTGCCGAGTTTCCGAGGCAGATCCAACCACGGGTAAAGCGTCTGGCTCCAGTATTGGCATGGGTCGCTTGTCGCCCATGCCGATTCCTGCGTCAGTAACGGCAACAATACCGCAAGCGTGTCATCACGCATTTTCTCCAACGATAGGAGCAAGCGTTCCACGCGCTCCTTACTGGCAGGGGCTATATTGGTGTTTGAAACAACACCAAATCCATTGGGTGTAAGCACCAAATCCAACTGTGGCACGGCATGGAGCATGGCTTCTGCCACCACCGCCATACGTGCGTAATGCAGTAACTTGTTGTTTGCATTGCGTGTGGGCAAATCCGTAAAGACTGCCTCAGAGAGGAACGTGGTCGTAAGCCACGCTTCCGCCACCTCCAAGTGCGGAGCAATCTTATCAAAGAGCAAGGTCTCGCCTTGCACAGACTTCAGCACATTCGGCACGAATTGCAGAAGCACATTGTTATCGGGTATCAACAGAGACATAGTAGTTTTGAGGTTTTAGGTTATGAGGTTATAAAGTTACTCTTCTGTGCTTACCTGCTTTGCGTCCTTATTTTCATCGAGTGTCGTAAGCTGGATAAACGGACAGTCGGGATAAGCCCCGTCCCACTTATTGAACCTTATAATCAATCGATGCACATTAAACAAAAGGTCGTGATACGGTTTTTGCAAAGCTTGTGCAATCGTATAAAGTTCGCGCTTGTCGCTGCCCGAATTGTTCGTTTGCGACTTACCCGGTACAGAACCTACAAGGTTTGAGTGCACACGCATGGTAAAGCACATCATGTTCACCGCCTCGATGATGTCCGTAGCCCAATCGCCGCCCTCCTTGTCCGTCTCAATTTTGTTGATCACCACATCATGCTGTTCCTCCCCATTGGGAGACACATAAAACTCCGAGAAAAGCACCTTGCCCGAGTTCTCCATGCCCGTGAGGAAATTGATGATGTTGTCCTTCTCCTCGTTCACTCGCTCCTGTTGCTTCACGCGGTCGGTAATGCCCTCCGCCTTGAAGATATTGCTCCAAAAAGATTTGGCAATCTCAATGTGGTACTTGATAGGTGCAGAGTTTTTCAGTTTCGCTTCCTTTGCCACCCCAATAAGTTGCTTAATGTTGTACCACTTGCCCTTGAAAAGCGAGGCATAATAAGGAATGGGATAATACGTGCTGTCAGGCGTCGGCACACGGCTGACCACGGCAAACTTGCGTTTGCCCTTCTTCACCTGTGCCAGCAAGTCCGTCCAAGGACTTTGTGGGTTGAGCAGTGGAATGACCTCCACCTGTTCCACCTGCACCGAGTTGCGCCAATTCGCGTACAACACTTGTGATATCACGCCTTCCTTGTTGGCTGGCGCAAAGCGAACATAGCAAGCCTCTTTGCGCAGCACCCTCACCACCTTGTTGCCTTGTTCATTGAGAATAATCACGCTCACGGCAAAGCCGAAGTGCTTGAAATCTTGGCAAACACCGAGGAAATAACTCGCCATGTCGTTATCCAAGAAGAACTCTTCCACCTCGTTCACCACTTTCTGTTTGCACATTTCATCAGTCTGGTACACCAAACCGCTCCCATAGCACACCTCTGCATTGAACATTTGGCAAGTGCTCAGTGTCTCGTCACTCTCAATCAGATTGATAATGTCATACGGCATCTGGTCGTCCGCTCCCCAAGGCATATAGCTCACCTTATCGCTCACATGGCGCGGTGAAATTTCCTCCGCTTCCTTAAAAACCTCGCAACTCTTGGTTGTGAACGCTGCCGCGGCATGATAGCCGGGCAGGTCGTTCACCGAAGTGATTTGTAAAGAATTAAAATCGGTCATAGTTAGTATTTTTTTGTGCCAAAAGTATGATCGAATGATGAGAGAAAAAAAGACTTAACATAAATGTAATAGTGTTGAAACAAAATTGTAGTGGAATGTATGTAATTTTGCGCCTTCAAATAACAACAAGGACATGGAAAAATCCCCAAACATATCAATTTGTATCCCCATGTACAATGCTGCCCGATTTATTAAGGATTGCATTGATAGTGTCTTGTCTCAGTCTTTTCAAGATTTAGAGCTACTCATTGTTGACGATGGGTCAACTGATAACAGTTGTGATATCGTCAATAGCGTAAGGGATAATCGTATTCGATTGATTCGGAATCAGCATGACTATGTCGGCTCTTTGAACAAATTGTTAGATGAAGCCAAAGGAAAGTATATTGCACGAATGGATGCAGATGATGTGATGTACCCCAATCGGTTAGCAATTCAATATGAATACATGGAAAATCATCCCGATGTAGATTTCATAGGAGGACGAATGGCTGTGTTTAAGCAATCTACAAAGGAACCATTATATGATCTCAATGTGAAAATTGGTAGTCTTTGCATCTCAGATCTGTTGGATTATTGTTGTATTTGCCATCCTACAGTCATGTTCCGTACCGCAAGTATCAACGGTAAAGAAAAATTCCGTTATGACAAGCAAATGGAGTATGCAGAGGATTATGACCTTTGGATGAGGATGCTTGCGAGCGGTAAGAAATTTGTCAATCTTGATAAAGTGTTCACTTACTATCGTTTGCATGAGCAGCAAGTTACCACTTGTCATCACGAGGAACAAGCACAGAAAACCCAAATAATCCGTGCTTGGGCTTTGAAGAAGCAGATAGAACTGGAGAAAAAGGCTTTTCAAGAACCCGCATTTATTCCCGATACCACAAACAAACTGACTGTGGTGATGCCTTTTAAAAATGAGGGTAAGGAGGTTGCCAATACCGCCAAAAGTATTCGAGACACTGTTGGAATGTCTGTGGACATCATCGCAATTGATGATGACTGTGATGACGGATTTGATTATGCAGGTTCATTGCGTGAACTAAATGTAACATACGTACGCAACAGCTATAGGTTAGGTGCTTCCTTATCCAAGGAAAGAGGCGCTCAATTAGCTAAGACACCTTACTTTATATTGCTTGATGCTCATATGCGTTTTTACGATTCAGAGTGGGCAGAATACATCGTAAGAGAGTTAGATGCAAATCCGCACCGTCTATTATGTTGCAAGTCGATATGTTTGCAGAAGGATGAAGAAGGCAACGTATCCGTTCACCCCAAATCATACTCTCCGCAAGGAGCTTATCTGTCATTCTGTTCCAATAAATACGTTCCTGCTATTGATTGGAATGGATACACAGAATGTCTACCAACATGTGCTGTAAACCAAATACCATGTGTGTTAGGAGCAGGCTATATTACTTCAAAAAGTTACTGGAATAAGATACACGGATTGCAAGGGCTCTTACATTATGGATGCGAAGAGGCATACATCAGCATAAAAGCATGGAAAGAAGGAGGCGGTTGCTATTTGTTGCCCAAGTTAACGATTGGACATATATATCGCAAGAAATTTCCTTATCCCGTTTACTCATTTCAATGCATCTACAATAATCTGATTATCAGCGAATTGTTGTTTCCAACATCAGAAAGATGCTTTGCCAAAGCGGTAGCTTGGAATCTTAGCAAGGATACATATTTCAAAGCAATGGAATATATGTCTTTGCATAAGAATTACCTTGACAAATTAGCACGGTGTTACAAGACTTTCAAAAAAAATGATTTTACTTACGTAAAGAATTTGAATGACATCTGCCGTAAGGTGGCACAAAAGACGATAAGAATCACTGACAAAGAAGCCGATAAAGCACGTATCTTTATCCTAAAGGAAACAGAAAAAATATCAAATGCAGGTCTGTTCTCAGGTATGGGGGGAATCCTTATAGCAGGGTTACTTTATGTAGAAGCAGGTTACTCAGAATTTGAAAGTCTGGTATATGAAGTATGGGAAAGATTGAGCAAATCCATAAAAGCAAGTCATGATCTTACTTTTCAAAATGGATTGGCTGGCATTGGTTGGGCTTTGATATACGCAGCCTCACACAATCTAATTGAAGATAGTATCGAAGAAGAACTGAGCACAATTGACAAAAAGATAATGTGTATGAGCATAAAACGTAATCAAGATCATTCTTTCCTTGAGGGAGTGGGTGGAGTTTATTGCTATGTTGTAGCTCGTTTGGGATTCAACAAACGCAACAAGTCGACCAAAAAAACTTTTTCGCAAGAGTTCCTGCAAGAATTGGATGAACAGTCTCACTGTCTTTTAAAGGATTGTCAAGATTGGCGAACAATAAACTTTGTAAGCCAATATAAAGAGCGGCTATCTGATGATTGGGAAATACTCGCCCCTGAGTTTCCAGAAATAGTGGAACTTCCTGATTATATTCCCAATATTCAGAAGAATTGGGAACTGTCCTTATCAGGAGTAATCGGTTCCGTAATAAACAAAATGATAAATGAATACAATACACATAATGAAGAAAAGTCTTTATAATCACCTATCTTTCATTGATGAGAGTTGGGTACTCTACAATGCTTTTACGGATGAAGTAAGTGTACTTGCACCAGAAGTAAAGGACTTGTATGAAAAACATGACGTAGAGGATATTCGCAAGATACACCCCGACTTCTACGCCTATCTGCAAGAAAAGCAGTTCCTTGTACCAGAAAACGAGAGCGAGTCAGACAAGTGTATCGCCCAATGGGATAAGGAAGATAATGATCCGAAAACATTCTCTCTTACCGTTAATCCAACATTGGATTGCAATATGAGTTGTTGGTATTGCTACGAGAAGCATCAAGTAAATCGAACGATGAAAGAGGAAATATCGGAAAGAGTGTACAAGTTCATTGCCAATAAAATGGCAGATCCACTTCTGAAGAGTTTTGACTTGTCATTTTTCGGTGGAGAGCCACTCATTCAGTTCAAGCATATTGTAAAACCATTAGCAGAGTTTGCGCATCAGCAAGCAATCAGCAATGGTAAGAACTTTGAAGTAGGCTTCACAACCAATGGTTATTTGCTTTTTCCTAAGGTATTGGACTTTTTGTCTTCCCTCAAAGTGCCAGTGCATTTTCAAATAACATTAGACGGTAATGAGCGTATGCATAATAAGACAAGGCATACAGCCAATGGTACAGGAAGTTACTTTAAAATCTTAGAGAATTGCAAGAATGCTCTGACTAATCCTTTGTTCAATGTTTCACTACGTTGTAATTATACGACAGAAAATGTAGCAACATTCCTGGATTTGGCTGGTGACTTAGAAAAGACAGGCATAGTTCCTGCCAAGAATCTTCAAATCAATTTCCACAGAGTATGGCAAGACCATGGAAGTGATAAAGAAGTAGAGAACCATATAGATAAGGTTTACCAGACGCTTGTCGAAAGTGGCTATAACGCATCAGACATACATGCTCAAGAGAAGTATCGTTGCTATGCAGAACATAATAACCACATAGTCATTAACTATGACGGAAATCTCTTCCATTGCACGGCAAGAGACTTTACACCAGAAAAGTCAGAAGGAGCAATCAATGAAGAAGGCACATTACAACTTAACGAGAAATCTTTACTCCGTTCAAAACTGAAATGGGGCACAGAAGCTTGCATGAAATGTAGTATTTATCCATTGTGCAATGGCTTATGCAGCCAGCAAAAGGTAGAGCATAATGGTGCTACAGGTTGCATTGCAGGATATACACAAGAAAATAAGGTAGCAATAATCGACAAACGAGTACGCTACATTATTAACGAAGGCAAGAAATTGCCTAATATTAACCTCAAATAATAATTTACAATGAAGGTCAAGAGAAATCTTGTTCAGCTTGTCCAGTCGGATTATACTCCACTGCAGACAAGTGCCGAAGGTCTCCTAAGAGGAGGCTTCGGATCGATTGCTGTTGGTAAGGCAATCATTGGGGATATAAACGCAAACATTTGCAGAAATCCCAAGTGTACGAATGGTGAATGCACCAATCCTGAGTGCTCAAACCAGTGTACAATCAACTATTGTGGTCCTACAACACCAACAACACCAACAACACCAACAATTGGCCCCAGTGCTTCACCAACTCCCACTGTAACGACAATGTGCATCGGTTTTTAAGCTAACCAGACTTGTACTCTCTAATAATGAGGGTACAAGTCCTTTCTGTATGATAAAATATAAACAAATTCCATACTTATGCGAAATTTTCTATCCATTTTAGTTCTCATGCTTTGCCAGTTCTATGTGGCCAATGCTCAAAAGTGCTTAGTAATTTTTGGACTCAATGAAGAGATTACAGAAAAACACTTAGATAAAGTACAATTAGCATTGTATTTCAATGATAGTATTCAAGTGCCATATAAAGTTATACGTGCTGATGTTGAAAGTTCTACTTATATGTTTGAATTTGATTTTCGTCCAGGCAAATACACTTTGCGTGCAGACAAAGAAGGATACACTGAAGTTCAAAAAGATTTCACTGTGACTACCAAGCGCAATACTACCCTTGGTATAGGCACACTTAGGATGAAAAAGATCAAGACCAGGCAGTTGAAAGAAGCCGTCGTTCGCGCCACCCATATCAAGATGGTGACGCGAGGTGACACCGTAGTTTATGACGCGGCCGCTTTCGACTTGGCAGAAGGTTCCATGTTGGATGCATTGGTGGCACAACTTCCAGGAGCAGAACTCAAAGACGGACAAATCAAGGTGAATGGAAAGTTTATCGAAAGCCTTATGGTCAATGGCGAGGACTTTTTTGCGGGCAACCCAAAAGTCGCCCTTGAAAATCTACCAGCCTATACGGTGAAGAATATTAAGGTGTACGACCGTGCGGCAAACGATGATTATCTGAAGGCCAAAGTCAATGGTAAGAAAATCAATGGTGCAGACGAGCACATGGTGATGGACGTGATATTGAAGAAAGCCTATTCTGCTGGTTGGTTAGGCAATGTAGAAGGTGGTTATGGTTTCCCTTCTGACCGCTACTTGGGCAAAGCCTTCGGAATGGGATATAGCGGTAAAATGCGACTTGCTGCTTTTGCTAATCTCAACAACATCAAGGATACCCAAATGGGAAGTTCATCTGGTCAATGGAACGGAGGTTGGGCACAAGATGGCGAGTTGGACGTGAAAATGGGCGGGTTGGACTATCTCTATTCGCACGACCGCACCAAACTCTTCGGTAACGTGACCCTTACCCACGAAGCACCCGAAGTGGAACATAAGGGAAGCAATGTGAATTACTTCAACACAGGCGACGTTGTCGAACGTTCGCATTCACTTCGCAACGACCGAAAGTTGCACCTCATGTCGGCACATCAATTCCAATATTCAGCAGAGCGTGCCTACTTTGAGTTGAAACCCTCTATTGATTATCTGAAAAATGATTACACAAGCATTAGTCGTCGTGCACAATTCTCAGAGACTCCAGAAGAGCAATACCGTGTGCAGTCACTTGATTCACTCTTCGCTCAAAACGGAATGGCATCTTCACGTTTCACTCGCAACCTTTTGACACGCATCGGCAACGACCAAGACGGAAAATCAGATTGGATGATAGCCAACTTAGCTGCCAACACCACAATATCTTTTCCCACCACCTACGATAATATCGAGATAGCATTGACGGGAAACTATCGTCGCGACACCAATCGTTATCTCAGTTCATTCAACAGAGTGTATGGAAACTCATCACCCAACGTGGGCAAAGGTGACAATTTGTTCCAAAAGTCAGATTATGTCTCCAAAACATATGGCATGAATGCCGACATAGCCTACACTTGGAACTACCGCCCTTATCAGAGCGGTGCAGGACATTACGCACTAATCAAACCTGAGATTCAGTATGACTTTCATTGCTACGATCAAGTCAACACGTTGCTGCACCTGCATGAAGAGTTTGCAAATGGAGCTAATGGAAGCATGATGGTCCCCCCTTCTGCCATCAGTCCCGAACAGTTGGCTGTAGACCTCAACAATACCTATGCTTCTAATTTGACACAAAACAAGATTAGCCCACTTGTAAGTTTCGCATATCTCTATGTGCCAAGTGTGAGTTCGAGCAAGAGCTTCAATGCAGATCTCACTCTGCGCGGAGACATCATGCACGAACGTTTGGACTACGACAAGGCGAAGTTGGACACATTGTTATCGCGAACCATTAGCAAGTTCACCCCAACTGTGAAGTTCAAATATAAGGACAACGGGCAGAAGATTCGTACGGAGATAGAGACAAATTATAGTTTCACAAAAAATGCGCCCAGCATCTATAACCAACTTGGCACCATCAATGACAGCGACCCGACAAATATCTATATTAACAACCCTGGATTGGCAAAGCCCCGTACACATAGTGTAAATGCGCGTTATGCACGTTTCCACAATCAGCGACATAACAATATTGTACTTTATGCAAGTTATGGCCGCACCGAAAATGCCATAGCGCAGGCTCGCCTCTACGATCGCGCAACAGGTGTAAGCACATGGATGCCTAAAAACATCAACGGCAACTGGAATACATACGAATCTGTACAATATTCAATGCCTTTCGGAAAGAAGGAGGCCTTCCAGTTTCAGACTGTAACCATCGCTTCTTACGTACATTCCGTAGACTATGCTACCGAAAGCGAAACGCTTGAGCGCAGCGTGGTGAATAACTTGACACTTAACGAACAATTGTCGTTGTCTTACCGGGTGGGCAAACACTCGTTTGGTATACGTGGCAGTATATCATGGCTCAATAGCCGTTCAGCCCGTGTAGACTTTGACAATATCTCAGCCTTCGACATTACGGCAGGTGCTAATGCTTCACTCAACTTGCCACAAAATTGGCAAATCGCCACAGATATCAACCTTTACAGTCGCCGAGGTTATAACGACAACACGCTCAACACCACCAACTGGGTGTGGAACACCTCTGTGGCCAAGACCATCTTAAAGGGTAATCTTACCTTCCGCCTCAATGCCGTAGACATCTTGAAGCAAATCAGCAACGTGCAGCACACTGTGAATGCCCAAGGTCGCACCGAAACATGGGTCAACTCGCAACCTCGCTACGTAATGCTCCACGTGGTATATCGCTTCAATGTGATGCCCAAGAAAAAGAAAAGCTAAAAGAATAAAGCATGAAATTCTCCCGACAATTTGACCAAATGGATTGCGGCCCTGCCTGTGTGCGCATGGTTGCATCGTATTATGGTAAAGACTATCCCTTATCTTATCTGCGCTCACTCGCCCACCTCACACGTGAGGGGGTGAGCGTAGCAGGTATTCGCGATTCTCTCACAGCCATTGGCATGAACAGTGCCACCTTCGAGATGTCGTTGGAACAATTATATACGGACTGCCCACTTCCCGCCATTCTTTATTGGGATCAAAATCACTTTGTCGTATTAGAAAAGCTAAAAGGGCGGTCAGCACAGAAGGCACGTTACAAAATAGCCAATCCTGCATTTGGTAAACAATGGTTTTCAGCAGAAGAACTTTGTCGTCATTGGTCGAATGGCGGCAAAGGCATTGTTGTGGCCGTTGAGCCTAATGAGGATTTCTACCAAAAGACCGCTATCAAAGAACGCCATAGTTTGAGAGACTTTGCTCGAAAGTATATACTTCCCTACAAGGCTCAATTAATTCAATCGCTATTAGCCCTATTGGTGGGCACGTTGTTAGGATTGATAAGTCCGTTTTTGGCTCAAAGCGTAGTAGATGACGGCATCGCCTTACACGATATGTCGTTGATTACTACCATATTGATAGCACAGTTAGCTTTGTTCATTGGTAGCTTCTTGATGAGCACTATCGGAGCTTGGGTTGGTTTATATATGAGTACGCAAATCAGCATTGGCATATTGGGCGACTACTTACGCAAATTGCTCAAATTACCCATGACATTCTTTGAGACCAAGAGCATTGGCGACTACCAACAGCGATTGAGCGACCACTCTCGTTTGCAGTCATTTATGACAGGTAGCACATTGGAAACCTTGTTTTCTTTGTTGTCTGTGCCTTTCTATATGGCAATCATCATCTTTTACAGTCCATTGGTGTTGGCCGTATTCTTGGGATTTACAATTATTAGCACGTTGTGGATGACCTACTTTTTTCGCAAAAGGAAGTCGTTAGACTACGAGCAATTTAAAGTAAGCGTAGACAACCAAAACAAGCTATACGAAATGATGTCAGGAATTACCGACATCAAGGTGAATGCTTACGATGACTATAAACTCTCGGAATGGCAACACCTGCAAATGCGTCAGTACGCCATGAGCCAGAAGAGTCTGAAGTTAGGACAAATACAAAACACGGGCTTTACCATTATCGGTCAGCTGCGCAATATCATTATCACCTATTGGATAGCCATGCTTGTGGTCAACAACGAACTAACGTTGGGTATGATGATGAGTATCTCCACTATCATTGGCATGATAAGTGGTCCGTTGGGACAGTTAACAGGTTTTTTGCAACAATATCAAGATGCCAAAATTAGTCTCGAACGTTCGCAAGAAGTCCACCTCTGTACTAATGAAGATGCACAAGAAGCACAATCACTCCCTTCAGACTTTCCTTTAGACATATTTGTCGACCACGTGTCGTTCAGTTATGCTGGCAGCACAGGGAAAAAAGTGCTACAAGACGTATCGTTTAAGATACCAGCAGGCAAGATGACCGCCATAGTCGGCGAAAGCGGTAGCGGAAAAACTACCCTGATGAAGTTGCTCTTAAAGTTTTATCAGCCTACATCTGGGCGAATTATGATAGGCAATGAGGACTTAGACAAATATTCAGCCAAATCCATGCGTGAGTCTACAGGGATTGTAATGCAAGAAAACTTCTTATTTTCAGACACTATCCGACAAAATATCATTATGGGGGAAAAAGCTGACGAACAGCGGTTGAACGAAGCTATACAGATTGCTTGTTTGTCAGATTTGTTTGAGAGTCACCCCTTAAAAGAAAATACCAAGGTGGGAAGCGAAGGCATTGGTGTGAGTGGTGGAGAAAAGCAACGCATCATGATAGCAAGAGCAGCCTATAAGCATCCACTATACTTGATGATGGACGAAGCCACCTCTTCATTAGATGCAGACAACGAAGCACGCATAACGAGCAATCTTGAAAAGCACTTTGCTAAAAGCACCCGAATAGTTATAGCACACAGACTGAGCACGGTAAAAAATGCCGATAATATTATAGTTCTACGCCATGGACAAATAGTAGAAGAAGGCACGCATGACGAACTCATCAAGCAAAAAGGATATTACTTCAAACTTGTACAAAACCAAATAGAACTGCCATCAGCATGAAAGGAATCATTGTAAAATATGGAACGTTTTTGATTGTTCCCTTTGTGATAGTGATTATAGCCATCACGCTCTGCACACTAAGGGTAAGAGAAAAGCTGCCCATTACACTTATTAGTGTTTCAGGGCAAAAGGGGATAGCTTATATTCCTTTGAATGCTCCAAGGTTAATAGTCAAAGGCGATTCATTGGTGTTGGAAACTGCACAATCTGGTAATATAAAATGTTTGGTAACAAATACTACGATTGAAGCAAATAATATTCGAGCAGAAGTAGATATAAGTTCGATGAAGGAGTTTCGTGGCAATACACTTTGTAGTGCCTATCTTGTAATAAGAGAGATTCCGATGTTGGAATTGGTTATTCAGAAAGTGCTATAGAATCATATAAATAAAGCTAAGTCCCATAGTAAGCAATAGGACTTAGCTTTATATTATTGCCACAAAGGTTCAGTTTCCCAGTTGTTAGGGAATCCCATGGCTGCGACATCTGTATTGGGATACTTGGTCAACAACTTTTTGAAGTCATCAACCAACGAGTTGCTAGGGTGAAACGAGTTCAGCCAATAGATAAGGCAACATAAGACTGCGTATAGTCTGTTAGAATTGCTTGGACGAGAGGAAATCCATGCATTACGCAATGTTAAAGGAATTTGAGGCATAACTGGCATGATTCGATTCCAAACGCGGTTGTGATGCGCACATGAATTGCGCAAGGTGTTAACCGCTTTCATCCAACTTTCAAGAATTTCATGCTGTGGTACCCCATAGGAACGAGCTATTGCTTTCTTCACTCTGCGATCGGCAAAGTTAAAGTATAATTTAGTGAGTGTTCCGAAAGAAGTAAGATCTAACAATTTCCACGCAGGTGGAAAGTCTTCACGTCCATATTTATCGTAATGCTCCTGTATGAAGTCATCTTTAGAACGAGATAACTCGCGTTCTAAAGTACTGAGGTTTTCAGAATACTTATGTTTATTTATAGCCATCGTTGGATCTATAAACCAAAAAGCACCATGAGCCAACGAAAACTGATTGATTATTTTTGATCGTAAAGAGATTTCAACTAATTGTATTGCAGAAAAAAGCAAGTTTCTAAGCTCTGCATCAAAACGATAAAGGGCAACCGCTTTATCAAATGTGGCGTTAGGTTTGAAACGAATTGAACCATTAACATCTTCAAAAGGACGCAAGTAAGCATTAAATCGAAAGTAGCTTACATTGTTCAAGAAGTCTTCTGCAAAATTTTCATCATTGACAGAGAGACCATCAGTCTTTAGATTTGCAATTAGAGTAGTTGTACTAAGTGGTGGGTTCGTATAAATCATAAGCCTATATAAACAAAAAGTTCCGCCCTGGTACGCTGTTCTACGGGAAGCGTGGCGGATTCTAGCATTGCAAAAGTACAAAGTTATTTTCAATCAAACAAGTGTGTAACAGAATATTTTCACATAAACACCTCCATTCCATTGATTTCAAACACGCACACATCTCTCAGCTGTCGGATTTCATTGCTATCCAGCAATTTCATTCTTCGCGTGCCTTTGTAGAAGTCATAGCGAAGCGAGATACAGCGGTGCCAGCATTGGATTTCACCCGAGCGCGTCCATAGTTTGATGTCTACGGGTTCGGGAGATTGGAGCATACGTTTGAGCGTGGTGATGTGGATAGCGTGGGGCATTAGTCAAAACTATTGTTATAGACGGAGTTAAAGATATTGCGCTTGCGAGTGAAAGTTAGGACAGGCTGTTGGCGAACAGGTTTCCACTTGAACTTCACGGAACAGTTGGCGGTGGTGGCATCCGAAAGCTCGCTCTCAATGTCCGTGATGAGAATGGAAGTGCCCGACGGATAGTCGGAAGAGATGAGAAACAAGGTGTGAGATTGCAGGGCGGAAGTCACGTGCTTGGCTTGCAGGTATGAGAGAGCGGAAGTTTCGCTCTCATACTCAACCTCCGTGTTGTCATCGTAAGAGGAACTCTGCCCACAACAAATGGCGGTGCTGCGATCAAAGGAAAGTTTGCGCTTGGTCTGAGCGGTAAGATAAAGTGTGTCGTAAACGTTGAAGGCGTTGTAATAGTAGAGCGTAAGTGTGGGTGGCTCGTCTGTAAAGAAGAGCGTGAAAGTCCGTGCACCTCGATAAAGGGTAACGGACAACAACTTGCCCTTGGTGCCTTGGGGCAACTGGGCAAGTAGGTCATCTTCGTTCAGATCCTCAAAGCAAAGGTCAAATTGCTTGGAAGCGATGGGCAAAGCAGAGACGGAGAGCGAAATGGGCTGGCTTTCCCCTTCGGGCTGAATGACAAACAACGTGGAGCATTGCCCTGTTTCATCGGGGAAAACAAAATACTGCAAATCAATCTGAAAGTCGTGCGGTACGAGACGCACAGCATGAGGCGTGAGAAAATGCGATTGCAAGAACTGCTTGCAGTCCGCATTCTGAATTTGCGGTTTGCAGTAAATTAAGGTAAATTCGCCCAAAGTGAAGTCATTTCTGTCCACCTGCATACGGAAACTACACGCGGCATGAACGAGCGATTTCTCCTCCATATAGCTTTCAATGATGGAACGGAGATCATAGATGCTTGCCTGTCCACCATAAGCATAAAGTGTGGTAGAGAAGATAGAATCTTCACTGCGGCTGATATAGATGGACAAGTACACGGAACTGCCTTGAAAGTCGGAGATGGTGAACACATCGGGAATGGAAGAAGTGAAGCTATACCCTTGGGGATTATAATTGTACTGCATAAACGATCGGAAACTAAATAACCCTCGCAATATCGCACAAACCTCGGGTTACGGAAAAGACCGCCCTTTCGGGCGATCCTTTCTTTCAGCTTCAAGCCGTGGCATTGGCTCTCTTGCGTGTAGTGCGCTTGGCGGCAGGCTTTCTCGTGCGCTTGGGTGTGGTGGTAGGAGCGGCAGAGGCGGGCTGCATGGGAGCAGGGGCAGAACCCTCGGGGGCGGTGGCTGGCGCCTTGCTTCGTGCAATCTCGTGGCTGACGCGACAGAGGCAATTATCGGAGATGTTCAGCCCCGTGCGCTTTTTCAGAAGGAAGGCATAGCGCATAGCCTTGTAAGGACTTTTGCAGTAGACGCGAGAAGTATTGTCACCGCTGATTGATACAACCCAGATGTGGGCTGTGGCTTCACTGATTTTACCACTGGTGATGAGAATAAGATTGAGAGCTTTCATTTTCTTGTAAGATTTTAAGTGTGTGAACGATGTGGATTTATTGGAAGAGGTAGACTTCGATGTAAGAGATGTTGATCATGCTGTCAGCAGCAAGATTTTCAGCCATGGCGGTAGCTTCGGCATAGCTGTCAGCCTCGACTTCATATTCGGCATATTCGCCTTCTTCTCCATTAACCACCACCTGATAGATGTCGTGGGGGAAGGAAACTCTGCGCTTGCGATTGAAACCCATTGAAACGAACTCGGAATGTACAGCAGTGTGTGTCATGATAATTTATACTTTTGAAGATTTTTTACTTGAGAAGGGGCATCGGGGTGCTCCCTTGATTTTTACGTGCAATTAAGGGCATGAAGTCATTAGGCTTGGAGGACAAGGGATAGCGCAAAAAATTTTCACCCTTCACGGGCTTGGAAAAAGTGCAGAGGGACGAACATCTTTTTCTGAAAAATTTTTGTGATAAGAGAAACGCGCCCTTGCCGCAAAGCCGCTTCATGCCAACTTTGCACAGGAAAAATAATGGGAGCACCTTGCTGCCCCTTGTAAAAAATGGACGATAGTATAAATATGACACACACTGCCCATTCCGAGTGCGTCAATGGTGTGGAAATCGTAGCAGAGGAGACGACCCCATGACATCTGTCAGGTGGTGATAAACCCGAAGAAGGCATGCCGGATATGTTTGTCGGGGCAAGCTATGCCGGAGCTGCCACCATCGCCAAAAATCTCTGCTGACTGCGTGATGAACATCTCATCGAAACCAACCTCTTCAAATCCACATCGTCATACACTTAAAATCTAAGAAAATGAGAGAAAGCGACCATCTTATCCTCATTACCTGTGGTAAAATCTGAGCAAAAGCCACCAACATCTGGCTCGTATCAATGAGCGGTGACAATGCTGCGAATACTGCAAAAGTCCAAGACTATGCGCTCTGCCTTCCGACAAAGCGCATGAGGCGACCAAGAACATCTCCGATAATGCCTCTGCCGTGTCACGAAATTGCCGAAGTAAGGTGCTTGCCATCGCCCCACATCTAACCCCTACCATGTAATCCACCTCTCCCACTCCTCCACACCCAAGCGCACGAAAAAGCCGCCATGCGCACAGCAAGAGAGCCAATGCGCACGGCGGCTGAAAGAAAGGATTGCCCGAAAGGGTGGGCTTGAATATAAATAAAGGGAATGCAATGATAATCACTACATTCCCAGTCATCTTTTTTATAGTGCAGACATCGCGACCTGCCGATGTGGGCACTTATGAAAAACGTTGCTCAATAAATGAGCAACGTTATTAAAGAACGCCCCTCAAGTATGCTGCCTAAAAGGCAAGCCTGAAAGGCCTATTATCTTTTAGTTATAGAACTATCTTTTTACAACTGCAAAGATAAGAATTCATTTCTGACTGTGCAATATTTTTGAGCATTTATTTCCACATTTCTTCGTTTTCCCAATCTTCAGGGAATCCCATTGAAGATAAATCAAGTACGGCCGCATATTGCTGCAACAAAACCTTCAATCTCTTTCTAAACATAGAACGTGGTGTTACCGTCTGTAGGAAATAATTGACCATACACAATGTATAATACACTTTGTTGCGCCTAACCGTGTCAGGATTGCTTATCCACGTTAGAGTCCTTGAAAACTCCAATTTCTCTGGAACAATATTCATGTCTCGATTCCATAAACGTGCATGGTGAGCACACAAGTTACGAATAAAATTAAGAGCATGAAGCCATGATTGGAACTCTTTAGGTGGCAAAGAAAAGTATTTTGCAATGCCTACGATATCTGCTCTTCGTTTCAAACCATCACAAATACGTGATAGTTGGTTGAAGTACATTATCTCTACACTCATCCATGAAGGTGGATTAGTAGGTTCTGAATAAGTTTCTCGATAATGCTGTATGAATGTTTCGGAACGATCATTGCGTAGTCTATCTTGAATGTGTTCTTGAATATCACTGAACACATCATCAGTGAATGTTGTCCCATTGCGTCTTCTACATTGGCGAGGCTCTCTGAAAATGCTACGATTATCTTGCCAATGTGATCCGTATTTCAAACTCAGTTGAGTCACTATTTGCGTTCGTATGGCTACTTCAATTCGTTCAATCGCATCGAAAAGTAGCAATCGAAGTTTTCTATCAAATTTATACAAGTCATAAACCATATCCAAAGTTGTACCATCTTTGAATAGGTCTTGTATAAAGCCATTCATGCATACCTTATACGGCAACATATATGCACTCAAACGATAGTAGCTGATATTAGCCAGCAATCGTTCGGCTTTCTTTTTGTTTCCTATAATCAAGCCTCGTGATTCAAGTAGTTTTACTTGTTCTGAATAGTTGAGAGGTGGTTTATTGTATCTTGCCATTCTATTTTTTTATTTGCTTGCAAAGTTAAACAAATACACTGATTTGTTGAAGTTGTTATAAATGTTATCTCACTCCCCCCACCGAATATCCATAAAAATCATGCTGCGGAAACTTCTCACACCCAATATACAGCGTATCAAACGCATCTGTGCCATCGGTACGATGCTCCAACAAGTCCTCCTCTGATTCGGGATTTTTCTCTGTGGACTTATTCTTGCGGAAGCCATTACGACCGCGTTCCACGCCAGCAGACTGAATAGCAAGGATAAGGTCATCATTGTTTTGCCGATTGAAATAAGGCATCAGACGTTGCTTACCAGCAAACCCCTGATTGATTAGCAAATACTTCTCATCATGTCGCATGGGATTGCCTAGATACACATCATTCACCGCCCAACCATTGCGTTCAAACTCATGCACCACCACCCAATGAAAGTCTTGGTCATTCACCGCATAGTTCGAGCCAAGCGCAGTAGCATCATAATAGTAAACCACACTGTGGTTCGGGTGAGCAGCATAGTACGTGCAGAAGTCTGCAATGAGCGCAGGGATTTTGCGCTCAAATTTCACGTAAAAAGATTTGAGCACATTTAGGCGGTTGCCGCGAGGCTGACCGCACACAATCCAGTTGATATTGGCATTGTAGTCCATGCCAATACAGAGTGGAGCCATTGGGTCGAGGTCCGCATCGGTGCGGCAGTCAAGAGACGAGTGAAGCGAGGAAAAGTTGCTCAGCGAGCGTATGGAATACCGCTCCTGCTGCGCCTCTTCGATGATTCGGTCATATCCCAAACTATCCAAGTACCCAAAATCCGATGCATCATACTTGTGCCACTCCTGCATAGAAGAGTAGAAGCCATCATGCGAGATACCTATCTTTTGGCAGAGAATAGACGTTTGGAACGTTTTAGGCGTCAAGTCGCGCTTCATCTGACGAATATACTCCTCTCCGAGCAACTGCAAATTCTCGAGGGTGGAGTATTCTTTGTAATACACCGCCACACTGCGCATCTTGTTCAGCGATTGGTCGAGCCACTTTAGATAGTTCGGCAAATAAGCTGGCACAGCCTGATGTGCCGCTTTCAAATCAGCAATTCGCTGTTTGGTTTGCCAAATCTTATAGATAGTTCCTTTAATCGTATCAATCAACTCCGTATCCATCTTCTGCTCATAGTGCAGGAACCACGAACCTTTTGTGGTTTGTGGCATATCACTCAAAACCATCATCGAATGGTTGAACGAATGATGCCCGAAGTAAGAACGAATGCCGCCATTGGCGGGGAGCGTTTCATCTTTGAGTTTGTCATAATCAATGAACTTCGCTTCATCAATGAGGAGCCAAGAAAGCGTCAGCGAGTTAGACGAGCCAGGACGATCTTGGCTAATAATAATGGCGACAGAGCCATTATAGAAAGTCACCACATGCTCATAATCCGCAGGTTCCGTGATGGGTTTCGCAAACGACCGAGGCGGTTTGCGTCCCACCACATAATGCACGCCCTTGATGTAGCCCCACCTTTTCCAAGCAGCAAACAGACCGGGAAGCGTGTTGGTTAGTCCATGCTTAAAAGTCGGCACGACAATACCTCCCGTGCTTCCCGGCATGCGCTGCATATTGCGCAGCACAAAGGGCGAGGCGATGGAGTCCGTCTTGCCCGTGCGTCGCCCAGCCACAATCACGGTGGTTTTGGCACCGATGTATTGCGTCAAAAGCTGCGGTTTGTTGAAGTACACGCGGTTGGCGTGTGCCTTGCTTTCTTCGTCCCATAATGACGTATCCACACTATTCTTCTCCTTGTCCATCATCTTCCTCCTTAAAGATTTCATCGAGTGGCAAATCAGCCTCTTCATATTCCACATTCTCCGTATCGGGGTGCGTATCGCTTAACTCACGTGTGAGTTTGCGAATGCGCTCATCAATATTCGGCACAGGATTGATGCCCACCACACGCGGGTCGGTTGTGGGAAAGAAAGGCTGCACCACAATCATGTGGTACGGCACACTCTGCTCGTCCTCAATGTCAATGCGGTTAAACTTGGCATAGCTCGTAGCCGCCTTCTCCATCGTCTTTGTGTCCTTGCGTTTCTTCGCCATCTGGTACGTTTCAAGGATCATCTCGTTGTAGCGCCACCGATGAAAATCACGTGAAGCTTCCCCCATATTAGGCAGAATCGCCTTCACGATTTTCAAGTCCGCATACGCAGTAACGAGCGACAACCCGTAACGGGTTCGCTCCTCGTCCACAAATTGGCGGTCCTTCGCATCAGGATTCGCAATAGACCAAGTAACCATATCGCGCAATCGAAGCAGGTGCTCCACCTGCGATTGCGCATATTTCTGCAAAAGTTCCTCTTTGGCAGTATAGAGGTCGGCTTTAGCCGCCTCTACAATGTTCGGTAAGCTCATAGTTATTCATCATCTTCCATGTCCAACAAATTGTTGCGCGTATTCTCCAAGGCCAGCGGACTGCCCACATAAGCCAGCTGCATCTCCTGGTGCAGCAGTTTCACACGTGAAGCCGCCTTGCCACGGTGGTATCGCCTTGATACCTCCGTGCTCTTGTCGGCAATATCCTCGCGAAGCTGGGTTGCCGATATGCCGAGAATGACCGCCATATCAGAGATTTTAAGATAGATGGAAGCGTATTGTTCGATTTGGGTAAGTTGTTCTTCGGTGTAGTCCATAGGATAGTTTTTCCTGTTATAGGGGATAGAAAAATCTGTTACGGGAGAGCGGTTAATCATTCGCTCCGTTCTGCGTGAGCCTCTGTGCAAACAGGTCATTCAGCGGTACAGAATGGTTTCGTATCAAGTCCGTCACCTGTCCGTGCAAGGCAGCGAAGATAGCCTTATCGGTGGAGATAAACGTAGACTCGTGGCGGTTGCCTCGGGTCAAGTTCTGCGAGGTGACTACCGAAATGGTGTCACCCGCTTCACTCTCCACCAGCAAGATCTTCGAGTGGTTATCCGCGAGATAGGTACGTTTCATCACTTGGCAGATGAACGACCAGAGTTTCAAGGTCTTGTTCGTAGCCTTGTGATCCAACACCAAGTTGAACTCCAACACCTTGCCTCCCTTTTCGATAAAGAAGAGTCTACGCAAGAACTCTTCCGAAATGGAAAACGAAGTTTGCCATACCTTCGACGTCCCCACCTGTTGCAATATCCACTCCAAGACATCTGCCACCTGCAAAGCATTGGTCAGATAGGCTTGGTTGGGCGTATCTGCCAATGGTTTCAAATAGTCAGAGATCGATGCCGTGCGTTTCATGCCTTCTTGCTTTTCTTCGCCTTAGGTTTCGCTTCTGCCTCTTCTGCACTTTCTGCCGTTTCTGCCTTTGTCACGAAATGGTCATAAACGTTCCAATTGTCGTGCAGCTTTTTATCCAATTTGATAAATTCTTTGAGGAAAGGATAACGGTCGGAGTCCGCACAAGTGGAGTCCGTTGTGCTCATCGTGCGGAGCTTCAAATGAAGTTCACGCATACGATGCACAATGTCTAAGTTCTCGACATAGAGAGCCTGGATTTCTTCGGGTAGCGTGTCATGGTCAGCTCGCTTACCAGCTTTGAAATTCTTTGCCTCGTTGTCATCACTCTTGAACTCGGTATGCTCTTTTACTATCTCCTCGACAGCGTGCTGCATCTCCTTGACCTGTTCATGCGTCAATTCCGCCAAGCGGAACTCCAAGTATTGCTGGAGTTTGCCTTCAATGAAGTTAGCCTTGCCCTCAGGGTTCACACTGAGGTTGCGATACATGATTTTGTTTCCTGTCAGTTGCAGGAGCATCAATGCGCCCTCGTCCCAATCGCGATCCTCGCGAGGCAGGGAGAGCCATGTTTGTAGTTTATTGGTAAATTCTTTGTCCATAAGAGGTGTAGTTTTAAGTTTGGAGGTTATGAGGTTATAAAGTCAGCATCACAACTTATTGTTGATGCCCGTGAAGAACACACAATTCTTATGGTTCTCCATGAGCAAGTTCTTCATTGCTTTCAATGTAGAGCCAGTTGTCACGAAATCATCGAACACGATACAGTTCTGCTCACGTGGCAACACGTTGAGCGAGAACACTGCCCCAATACGCTTTTTGCTATGGCAATGCGCCACATCTTCGTAAAAGGGAATGGATAGCAGAGTTGCTATCTTTTCACTTATTCGTGTGGCAAAGTTCTTGACCAAGTGCCTACGCTTGGGCGTGGTGACAATACACCAATTACCCTGCTTTAGTTCATTGCCCAAAATGTCGGCAATGAGCGGAGCCACATTCTCCGCAAAGAAGTCCACCATACTGTCATCGCCCTTGATGTCCGTCAAGGTGCGTCCATACAAGGACTTCTGCCAAAGCGAGATAAAGAACACATCAGCCCTTCGCGTGATGCGGACTTTACGGGAGAAGTCGCAACGCGCTTCAACCGACTTGTCCCAAGCATGACGTTTTTGCTCGGCAAAAATATTTTTGGACGTGGCTACGCCCTTGCTTTCCAAAGCAAGCGGACACGAAAGGTCTGGGACGTTGATCTCTTCTAAGATTTCCCCCAAATCAATCATATTAAGTTTTGGGTTTTAAGGTTATGAGGTTATAAGATTACCTTTTGTTCCCAAGAACAAACTTTATAACCTTATAACCTCAAAACTACAAACTGACTAAGCAGCTTCGATGTCACCTTCTTCCGTTGTGATAGTACCCTCGTAGAAAGGCGCAGGACACTCGTCCGTAGCTTCTACCGCAATGGTGGTGCTTGTGGTACCAGTGGCACCCTGACCAAGGTCCTGTGCCACCGTGGTCTTGGTAGTCCAGGCTTCAGAACCCACTACACGGTATTTGCCCTTCATGTCCTCCACCAAGAACACATTGTCATTGTTGTTGAGATAAGCAGAAGCGGCACTCGCCTCTGCGCCCACTCCAGGGTGAACAGCAGTCAGCTTGTTCAACTGCGTCTGACTGGGCAACTCGCCCTGTGCCTCAGAGGTGAGTTGCGACTTTTCGGGCAGAATGTCGATATACTTCCATTTGGCATCAGCCTTTAGGGTAAAACTGCCCGTGTACGTGGCAGCAGTTACCCGTCCGTTCTCGTCACGTGGAAGTGTGGGCCATTGGGCAATGTCGCCCTTGGAAGTATAATAGATACGGCGACGAACGCCGGGAAGCTCAGGCGTGCCTTGGCACCAGCCGAGCGACTTTTGAAGAGATGTGCAAGTCTTTGCCATTTTTCTGAAAATATTTAGTCTGGATAGCAGGCAAGCGCGAGGTGACAATCAAGATAAATTACCACCGCGCCCACCTTTCTCCACTGATTATCAACCTTGTTCAGCCAGTTCAATAACCTTCAAGCGTCGCTTGTCAATGCTCTCGAACTGCACACCAAAGAACATGGTGGCAATGTAAGAAAGCACAAACGGTTCAAAGCGTTCCACATCAACACTTTCGATGTCGCCCATCTGGTCATAGCCATAAAGCATGTTGATTTTGGGTGACACGTGCATGAACTTCGAGTCCGACTTGTTCCACAACGGGCAGAAAGTGAGTTTACCATTAGAACCCTCCACCGTGGGTTGGTTGTACTTCGTGTTGTATGGAATAGCCGAGTGCGTGAGCAAATAGCTCTCGTTGTACATATCCACGAAATCCTGCGAGCAATACAGGAAAAGTTCCTGTGAGCGCAAACGCGAATCGAGCGAAAAGAGAATCTTTTTTGCTACATCAACCGCGTTGGCTTCCGTGATCGCCTTGTCCAGTTTCAGATAATTGCCATGCTCCGCAGCAATCGTACCCGCAGTGACTTCCTTTTGCGTGATGGTGTCAAAACCATCGAAAAGGTCCATTGTGGTATCACCGTCCGCATTGCGTGTGCCTTTCCAAATCGCCATGTTCAAGTTTTCAGAGAGCGACTTGGCAATCAGTCCCAGCACCTCGCGAGCTGTGGGCGTAGACTTCTGTCCGTCTCCCTTGGTGGCACCTGTGCCAAGCAAGGTTGAGATGGCAGAGTTAGGTTCAAAGTTAGCCACTACCGAACCGAAGAACGTTTCCAAGGTGCGGTAGTCCAACTTCAAGTTGGCATCTGTCTTGCGAGAGGGCTTGTAAGGAGCGAACTGCGCCCCAGCGGTGAGCGTTCCCACACTTTCCTTGTAGCGAATGCCTGGGCGACCTGTCATGAATTTGAGCGTTTCCTCGCAGCCGATAATCGGCAAACGCAGGAAGTCGGAGCGGTACTTGCGTGCCGCGTCCTTATATTCTTGTAGGGTGAAAGAGAATTTTCCAGCCATAGGAATGAGTTTTGAGTTTTGGGGTTATAATGTTAGTTTGGAGTTTTAAGGTTATGAGGTTATAAGATTACTATGGCAAACTGTCATAGAGCTTGCGTGCCGTTTCGCCAGCATTGATGAACTGCTCGTAAGCTGTGGGTTCGTGGTCCTCATGCTTCTTGTCATCTACGATGGCGGTAGTTGATGCAGCAGGGAGGTTGGCAACTTTCGCTTCGAGCGTTTTGTTCGCTTCATCGAGCGACTTGTTCGTCTCGGTGAGCTTTTTGTTCTCGTCCTCTGCATTCTTAACCTTGATAGATAGCTCCGCTATCATATCGTGATTGGCTTGCATAGCACTTTCCAAATCACTCAGTTGCGCCTCAGTAAGCGATACCTTGCCATTTTCCGAAGCAAGATGTTCACAGGATAGGAACTTGCAGATGTTCTTAAAAATGATGTTCATAGGTTTCGGGGTATGTTGATTGTTTACTTGTGTTGGTTTGAAAACGGCAGCAAACGCTTGCGCCATCTTTTGAAAGAACGTTTCTTCCGACTTGCTCTTAGGGACGTTCGGTAGCGGAATGCCATTCGCCTGAAAGTCGGCAGCGAGAGAAGCCGTGAGTACAGGAGCCGTTTCGTCCTCGAACTCTGTCAGTTCATCTACAAAGCCCCAATCAAGAGCCTCTTGTGCGGTGAGCCAGCCGCCCACCTTCATGAGATCAAGCAAAGCCTTTGGCTCTTTCTTGCAACGTGTGGCATACATCGTAGCCACATTTGCGTCCATCTTTTCCAGATCCGTCTTGGCTTTGCCGAGACTTTCAATGAGCTGGCTCATGCCCGTGGCATTGAGATTGCCATACTCAAAAAATGGAAGCGCACATTGATGCACAAGATACATGGCAGACTTGTCCATGGTGATGTGCTTGGCACCCATCGAAGCGATGGTGGCAGCACTCGCGTTCATGCCCACAAAGTGCGCATGGACATTGCCATGCCGCTTGAAAGCAGAAGATATACTCAATGCCGTGTTGAGCTGTCCGCCTGGACTGTCAATCAGCACCGCCACCTCCTTGTCGGGGTTCTTGCCCAGAATATAGTCCACATAGTCAGCATCAAAGTCCCAGCTGCCCACATAGCCTTTCAAATGAAGTTGGTATTTGTTCTTTGCCATAATCGCGTGTATTATTTATGGCAAAGATATGCGCACATATAAAAAGCAAAAAAGACAGGTGGAACCTCACGGCTGCACCTGCCCATCGTTCAAAAGTATAAATTTATGAAAATGTTGCGTCAGAGAAATTTTTGTTTCGCGCTCGCGCGAGACCTTTTTCATTGTAACATTTGTAACATCTGTAACTTTTCCTCAACTGCTTGATTTTCAAGCGTTCTGAAAACACCAAAAAGTTACTCGCTGTTACAAATACCCCCAAAAAGTTACAAAACCAAGGGATTTTAGCCCGAAATCGGTATCAAAGCCACCCGATTTGAGTAGGAAATCGTGTATTTTGCAGTGTTGGCGTCACCATCAGGCAACCCTGTGGTTTGTTCCTTTTTAACAAAAGGGAAAGGCGTCTCCTTTGTTCCAATGAGATATTGCTCCCCATTCACACTTGTCACCACAAAGCAAAGATTGCCCGATGGCAAGTTTTCGGGAGAGTAGAAAGTCAGCGTAGCCGTTTCGAGCGTGCTGTTATTGTCAAACTCCGTTTCCGTTTCACAAAGCGCATTGCGCTTGTTGAACGGAATAAAAGAAAGCCGAGCAAAGATGCCCACTGGCACCTTCGCTATCGCCTGCAAGGTGATGTGCGGTGTGAGAGCTTCAGCCGATACGTATGCAATATGGCTGATACCCGGCAATCTGTTCATGTCTAACTTCGGTATTAACAATTATGTTCTACAAACTCTTGGCTTTCTGCTTGTGACTTTTCAGCTTGCTGTTGTCGGGTTCTTTTTCTACTCTCGTTTGAAAGGTAGTTCTTGCGAAGTCGCTGATAAGCCTTCGCAATGCTGTCCCAACAAGTGCCGTCCTCCTTGATGCCCCGTTGCTCCATATACAAATAGATCAGTTCCTTTTGTTGCTGACCGATATGCCCAAAATCATGCAGGAAGTTCCAGCAATCCACGGCAAAAGCATTCTTGATGTTATCAAGCAATGCCTTCTTGCCCGTGGGAGAGATATAGTTGTAGGTACGTGGGTCACGTGCCTTGGAATAAGGAATGCAAATAGCCACCTCGTCCTCCTTTTGAAGCGGAGGAAAGAAGTCGTCAGGCTGGCGGCTTTGTGCCAACTTTATCAACTTCGACTCTATGCTACCTTGCCTGAGCACCACTGGCTCGGAACCGCTGTGACGGTGAACGAACCATTGGCGCAAATACGATGGCATTTTTATGTAGACAAGATAGTCACTCATGGAGTACAGTTAGGGTGTTTGAAATGCTGCAAATATACACCTTTTAAGTTGTACTGAAGATGATGTATATCAAGTATTTCTATGTATGTATTAAGTAATTAAACTTATTTAGTTGGTTGGTTAATGGTTCCCCGTAAAACAATCCAAAAGAGTTTCAAAAGAGGGTTTCAAAAGGAACGGGGCTTTCACCCCGCTCCCGTGTTTTTAGTAATTGTTGAAGACATGACCATCGCAGAAGGTGTAGTCCGTCATGAACAAATCCCTTGCATAGCGTTCGTAATCGAAGTAGAAGGAGAGATTACCCATCATGCTGTCCAAATCGTAGCACTCACTGATGATATAATCGGCAAAAGCTTCCTCCGAATCAAATTTTCCCACGTAGTGATCCTTGGCGTGGGCGAAAGAATCATCCCCTGTACATTCGTAGTAAGCATCGTAAACCTCGCGCTCATCTTCAGACAACTGACTGTATTCTATAATCTTGTCGAATGTATCTTCCCCTGGGCAGCTCTCGCAATACCATGCTTCGGGGAAGCCTTGATAATCTTGAAACATGAACTCGGGATCCTCTTCGTCATCGTGCAGCAGGGCACATATTTCAAGGAACTCCTCGTAGCTGTCGAATGCTTCCAGATCCAGCCAAGCTCCGTCCAATGAGCCATTGTTGTACTTCTTGTACGTGCCGCAATAAACAGCGGGCTGATCCCATAGGTGTTCAACGAGGTAAGGCTGCAATTTTTCTTCGCGCTCTGCTGAGCCTAACTTTAATGTTTGAAGAGCTAATGTGGTGTTTGTAGTGTCCATTTCTTGATAGAAATTGAATGTGAAACTTTAAGTGATGTCCTCCGGGTGAGGACTTTTTACGATGCGAAAAGAATGCGAGAGGAAGTGAACACAGGAGCAAGTAATGGCAAAGAAAAAATCTGAAATACCTCCTTTTTATGAGGCACGAAGAAAAAGAAGGAAAGTTGTCGGATTTTTTGTGCAGCCATAGCAACGCGGTACTTGTCCGTTCACGCTCGCATTACCTTTGCATCAGGAAAAATCTCTCCGCCCGTAGGCCGTCACGGGTAAACATTCAAATCAAGAAATGGACACGACACCACAGAAGCTCAAACATTAAAGTTAGGTTCGGCAGAGCGCTCCATGAATGCAGCCTTACCTCGTTGAATGCCTGTGGGTTCAGCCTCCATAAAAGGCACGAACAAGAAGTACAACCTTGACATGGGAGATTGGCGATAAGGATATGTACGTTTTCGACAGCTGCGAGGAGTTCATAAAACCGCCCTGCTGCATGATGATGAAGAGGTTCCCGCCACCGCTTTTAAGATGAAAAGGCTTCCCAAAAGCATGGTATTGAGAGAAATGTTACAAGAAATTACATTCGATTACAAGAAAAGAATACTGTTAGATGTCTGAAAATGAGAGTGTTACAAATGTTACAAATGTTACAGCGATTTTTCGCCCTCGCCACGCATAAAGGAAAATTTGAGACGGAGGAGGATTTTGCCGATACCATTGTTCCGTGCTACGATTGGATAGCATGACGGGCATTCTCTCCTTCGATTACGCACGCTGTGCATGGGATTAGGACGGGCTGCACCTTTTGCGATGGTCATGTACCTCTAAAACACAAAAAAACACGGAAGCGGGGTGAAAGCTCCGTGCCTTTTGTAATAAACGAAAAGATCCGCTGACTATTCCTCTTCCGAACAGAAGTGAACAAAAAAGCATGGTACAATCATCTATTTCAGATGAGCGTACCATGCTCTTTATTCCTTCAGACAATCTTATTTTTTGTCCAAAAGTCCATCAAATGTTTTGATCAGCGCAAATGGGTCTGCATAGAAAGACTTTGAGTCAAGTTCCTTGATAACGGG